TTACTAGCTTTATTATTATTAGTATTCTGCTTAATCATTCGTAAAAGGAGATGATAGATATAAACCCAGATTTAACTAATAAGCAAAAGCAGGCCTTTAAGTATATGCTAGATAATAGTACTACTGAGTTACTTTATGGTGGTGCTGCAGGAGGAGGTAAGAGTTATTTACTATGTGCCTATGCTATAATTACATGCCTACAGTATCCAGGAGTAAGAGGTTTAATAGGCCGCTCAAAATTGGACGCTCTCAAAAAAACCACATTATTGACATTTTGGGATGTATGCAGCCAGTGGAATATTAAGGCAGGAGAGCACTATACTTATAACGCTCAGAGTAATATAATAACCTTTTATAATGGTAGCAGTATTATCCTAAAGGATTTATTTTTATATCCTAGTGATGCTAATTTTGATAGCTTAGGGAGTTTAGAATTAACCTTTGCCTGCATAGATGAGGCTAACCAGATAACTGAAAAAGCTAAGAATATCCTAAGTAGTAGATTAAGATATAAGCTAGATGAGTTTGAGTTAATACCTAAGTTATATATGAGTTGTAACCCTGCTAAGGGATGGGTATATAATATCTATAAAGAGAGCAGAGAGGGAGTACTGCCTAATCATAAGCAATTTATCCAGGCTCTAGTAACAGATAATAAGCATATTAGTAAGCATTATACGGCTCAATTAAATAAGCTAGATGAGGTAAGTAAGGCCAGATTATTGAGAGGAGATTGGGAGTATGATGATAGTAAGGATGCTCTAATAGAGTATGATGCTATTATTAATATGTTTAGTAATGTAGTGCCTACTGGAGATAAGTATATTACTGCAGATATAGCTCGTTTTGGTAAGGATAAAACTGTTATATATTTATGGAATGGGCTGCAGATAATAGATATAGTTACTATGGATATGAGCAGTATGGTAGATGTAGCCAATAAGATTAGAGAGATACAGAATAGAGAGGGTATTAAACTAAGTAATATACTGGTTGATGAGGATGGAGTAGGAGGAGGAGCTAAGGATATACTGAGATGTAAGGGATTTGTAAATAATAGTAGGCCATTAAAGGGAGAAAATTATACTAATTTAAAAACTCAATGCAGTTATAAGTTAGCTGATTTAATAAATAGAGGCCAGATAGGAGTTAGTACTAATAGCATAAAGATTAAGGAGGCTTTAATCCAGGAGCTAGAGCAGATAAGGAGGATTAATATAGATAAGGATGGTAAGCTAAGCATACTAAGTAAGGATAAGATTAAGGATTTAATAGGGCGCTCTCCAGATTACTCTGATGCTTTAATGATGCGCTGCTATTATGAGCTAAATGTAAGTACTGGAAAATACTCAGTAAGGTAACCTAGTAAATTTACTCTAATAAAGTAATAGAGTTTTTTAATAGTATGATACTATAGGCCTTATTTAATTGCTTATATGTATTTAAAATAGCTTAAATATTAAATAGTAATAAATTATATTTATAATAAATGAGAATAATAAAACTAAAAATAGGGGATAATTTAAAGGAGTATAAGCTACCTACTAGCTGGGATGAGGTAAGTGTAAAGCAATATACTAATCTCATGATAGCAATAGATAAAAAGGATAGTAATGAGATAGAGTTAATGGTAAGGAGCTTAGAGGCCTTAGCTGATATACCTGGAGGATTACTAACTAAAGCGCCTATTAAGATGCTTAGAGAGGCTTATAATCAGTTAGGAGAGCTAACTAGTACTATACCTAATAAAGAATTAAGTAGAGTAATAGAGATAGATGGTATAGAATACGGCTTTATACCTAACTGGGATGAGCTAAGTTTAGGAGAATTTGTAGATTTGGATAACTATTTACAAGATGGATTTAATAATTTAGATAAGGTATTTGCAGTACTATATAGGCCAGTATTAAAGAGGGATGGAGTTAAGTATATTATAGAGGATTATGATTTAAAAGAGATAACAGATAGGCGTAAACTCTTTAAGGATAGAATGAGTATTGATACAGTATATGCGGCTCTGGTTTTTTTTTGCAATATAGGGAGGATACACACCGAGAGTATGCTATCCTCTTTGGAGATGGAGATAAAGAGCCTGAGCATTACAAAGAGCAGCCAGATAATGGAGATGATATAGGTAGTAAATACGGATGGTATGCTCTTATTCATAGGATGGCAGGAGGAGATATACTAAAGATGGATGAGGTAGTAGATTTAAATGTAAATATATGTTTAAATTTTTTATCATATACTAAGGATGTAGAATTAACAGAGGATTTAAATAGAAAATAAATAGGATTATGTTTAATAAAAATTTATCAGCTACATATAATAATGTAATAGATGCTTTAAAATGTGTAGCTATCTCGCATGGGATGGTTAATAATGTTAGCTCTGGTAATGAGCAGGAGATAGATATAGATGCTAACTCTGTATATCCTTTAGTACATATAGTGCCTGGTAATGTAACTGCAGGAGTTCATAGTCTTACCTTTAATTTTAATGTATTAGCTATGGATTTAGTAAAAGATACTCCAGCTAATGATGATAAAAACCCTTTAAAGAATACTGATGGTAATGGCCAACAAGTTTTATCTGATACTATGCAAATTTTAATAGATATTATAGCTCAATATAAGCAGGGATTAATGCTAGGAGTGCAGCAAAATGAGGGAGTTTATGGCCAGGCTGATGATAAGGATTTTAGCATAGAGCCATTTACTGAGAGATTTGATAATATAGTATCTGGATGGAACTGCTCATTTTCTATAGAAGTACCTGGTACATATTTTGCATGTAATAGCTTTAACTGGGAGGCTGGAGGTAAAGGAGGGGAATGGGAATGGACTGACAATGGAGCTAAAGAATGCGGTAGTTACAAAGTGAATACTAAAGAGGATAATCCAGATGTAATGAGTACTCCAGAGGAGATAATACCTATAGCTCCTGCATAGTAAACTGCATAGCTAAAATAGATATAAGTAATTAAGGATGAGTAATATACATAGGTAGTTAAAATAAAAGTGCATAGCATATAGCATATAACAAGAATGATAGTAATTAAGGATTAAGTAAAATGGATGTTAAAAATACTGAGATAGCTTTTAAAAAATTTGGTAAGAATGTTATCCATAGGGCTAGATTTTATTTAAAGAGGCGTAAGATAAATACTAAGTTAGGTACTCTATCTGATAGCCTTAGCTTTAATGTAAAGGTATATCCATCTGGAGCGCTAGAGATGGATTTTAGTGCAGTAGATTATATGCCAGATGTAGAGCAGGGCCGTAAACCTGGTAGCATGCCTCCTACTAGCGCTATAGCTAAATGGATAAATGATAAACCTATTAAGTTAAGGGATACTAGTACTGGTAAATTTAAGGCCAAAACTAAGGCTAATATAAACTCTGCAGCATTTGGTATAGCTATGAATATTAAAAGCTATGGTATTAAGCCTACCTGGTTTTTTAGGGATGCCTTTAAAATGCATAGAAAGAGATTAGCGCCAGAGATTATAGAGGCTTATGGAAAGGATAGCGCTAAAATGATAAAGAATATATTAGGTAATGAATACACAAAATAAAATAAAATGAGTTATACAATAACTAAAAGCCCTGCTTTTATACAGATGCCAGTAGGTACTGATTGGATTTATAGCGTAACTAGCTCTAATATTAGTAACTATAAATTTAAATTTTTTGTAGATGTCTATTTTGGCCCAGTTGGTGGCCAATTTAGAGTTAGGTTAAAATTCTCTCCTAATGCTTATGGAGCTGGTATAATTAATTTATCTGATATTTTTGAGCAGTACCTTAGCCCTACTCATTTAGGTAGTACCTTTACTGGTATAGAAAGTAGCTTTAAGGGGGTAGATAATGTAGATGGTACTGCATGCCCTATACATGCTATAGATAAAGTTAGTTTAAATACGCATAATATGGGAAAGGGGACTTTAGGATTTGGAGAGGAGTATAGTGCTAATGCTACAGATGCTCCTACTGAGTATCCACTTTTGCAGTTTGCTACTGGACTACTAGCCTGGAATGGGATGGCTTATAATAATGAGCCTAAGCGTACTGGTATAGGCCAGTATGGTATTAGCCTTACTGACTGGAATGATTATGATTATATAGTAAATGACTGGGATAAGAATGCTTTAACTAATGCTAGTGCTTATGGCCCTTATGGTACTAGCCCTACTAGGAGGCCTCATAATGGTGGCCAGCTACTAAGGCAGGGAGATGGAGTTAAAACCTTTGGAGATTATCATACTCTAGCTTTTTTAAATGGCGCATTTGATGAGGGTAGTACTGATGCTACTACTGTATTATTTGAGTTTTATGATGCTGGTTTGTTTTATATTAATAAGTTTGAATATGATTTAACGGCTGCAAATGGAGCTTATCCTATACCTTTTACTACCTATATAGGAGATGGTAGGCAGGGATTACAATTTATAGGAGTTGGGCCAGCTAATATAGTGCAGGCTGGTGGTACATTCCCAGTTGGTACTAATTCATATACAGTTTATTTAACTAAAGGCCCAGGGACTATTAGCTCTAGGCCTTATATATTCTGGCTGCAGGATAATCCTATGCCAACATCTAATGTAGAGGGAGATTGTAAAGGATATGAGCGTATCAGATTAACCTGGCTTAATAAATTTGGAGTATGGGATTATTATAATTTTACTAAAAAAAATATAAGGAGTACTGCTATAAAGCGTACCCATTTTAATCAAGTTAAGGGAGATTGGAATAGTGAGTTTTTTACTAAGGAGGGATACGATAGAGGATTAACTACTTTACATACTAATCTAACTGAAAAAATAACGCTTAACTCTGATTGGTTTAATAATGATGAGGAGGCTAAATGGATGGAGGAGCTATTTATATCTCCTTTAGTTTATATACTAGAGCCTGCTACCTCTCCTAGCGCTGGTACTCCTGCAGAGTATGGAGATTTTTTAACTCCAGTACAGATTACGAATAAAGAGTATGTAAGATATACTAGGGCTAATGATAAAGTAGCTCAGTATGAGGTAGAGATAGAGTATAGTATAAATAAAAGAGTACAAAGAGCATGATAAAGCAGCAATTATTTGTTTATACGCAGGGATTTGTAGAGCCTCATTGGTATCCTAATCCTAATATAATAGAGTTAGATTTATTTTCTGATGAGGCTATACCTCTAGTACTTACTGCAGATGATTTTACTAATGTAGCAGAGAGAGATAGTAGCCATTCCTTTAGTTTTGATATACCTGGTACTAAAAATAACAATAAATTTTTTAAGCATATATATAATATTAATGCAGAGAGTACTGCATTTAATCCTCATACTAAAACTAAGGTAGTGGTAAAGGAGGGCAGCTATAATATATTCCAGGGCTTTTTACAGTTAAATGAGATAGTTAAGTTAGATAATGAGGTTAGCTATAATATAACTATATATGATAATGTAGCTAATTTAAAGGCTAAGCTAGAGGATAAAATATTTAGGGATTTAGATTTTACAGAGTTAAATCATGCTTATGATGAGTTTAATATTAAAGAGAGCTGGACTACAGATGGTATCTGGCTACAAAATCCTCTGCCAGCAAATAGCTTTGCAGGAGCTACTACTACTCCTATTCAAAAAACTAAGGTATTAAAGTACCCTATGGTAAACTGGAACGCTGAGGGTAGTTATACTAGTAATACTATTAGTACTACTATTTTGATGGACTGGTTTAGGCCGTTTATAAATCTAAAATATCTACTGCAGAACATGCTTAGAGATGTAGGATATACAGTAAATTTTAACTTTGCTACTCCTGCTGAATTTGATGGGCTATTTGCTGATTTTAATAAGGGCTGGAGCCATAATACTACTAGCTTAAATAACTCTTTTTTAGTTACTAATACAGTTAATGTAGTTTACCCAGGAGGTGGCCAGCCTTTTGAGGGAGATACTATTACTAATGCGGCTAATGTGCAAGGTACTAACTATTATTCTACTACAAATAATGTTTTTACATGCCTAGATATGGGAGATGTATATACTGATTTAAAAATTGTAGGTAATGGCCCAGCTAGTAATAGTATAGCTATAATTTTTCTTAAAAATGGTTCTGTAGAATTTACGCAAACTATAGGAGTATCTGGTAATTTTACATTTCAGATTGGCCATACTTTTCTAAATAATTTTCCTGGCCAGGTTTTGGAGGTACAGATATCTCCTACATTTTCTAGTACTATATATAATAATACTAATGGTAATGATAGCTGGAATAGATGGAGTTTTACCTTAGGCTCTGGATTTATTAATGATACCTTAATAGGATATAAAGGAGAAACTAATCAATGGGCTTTTTTTAAGGATATTATTAATATGTTTAATTTTGTAATAGAGGCTACTCCATTAAACCCTAAGCATTTAGAGATTACTCCCTATAAGGATTGGATAGCCTCTGGCTCTCTAAAAGAATGGACTAATAAAATAGTAGATAATAATATAAAATATAAACCTATCTCTGGATTATCTAAGAGAACTAGTTTTGAATTTATAGAGGATGAAAATGATATTATAACTTTATCCCATGAGCATCCTAATGAGTGGCGTTATTCCCATAACCAGATAGAAAATTTAGAGATTTTTGATAATGATATAGCTACAGTAGCTCTAACTGAGGTAGCGGCTACTTATTATTCTCCTGCTTATAATGGTAATGTATTTATACCTCGTATAATGGGAGAGGGATACCCTAAAAACTGGAAGAATAAATGGCGTATATTATATGATAATGGTATTACTACTACATCCTCTACTACTATGACTGCAGGACTACCTGGAGTATTTAGCTCTATGTCTTATTTACGATTTAGTACTAAGCAGCCTGGAGCTAGTGGAGTATCCTATAATTATGGAGTAGTTGATTATGATTATTCTAGCGCATATCTTAATAGTTTATATAATGTATACTGGTTTAAATACATGGATGAGCTATACCATCCAGATACTAGAACTGCAGAATTATTAGTATATTTAACTACTGAGGATATAGCTAAACTACAGTTTAATGATGTTATAATGATACGCTCTAGGAGGTTTAGAGTTAAAAAAATTAACTATAGAGCTAATGGTATTAGTAAAATAGAGTTAATAACTATAAAACATTTATAAATGGAGTTTAAAATAGGATTTAATGTAAAGCCAAAAGTTATAAACGCTCAAAATCAGGTAATTTTTGAGAAGTGGGCCACCTCTGGAGAGCCTAAATTAATAGATACTATACCTACTAAAGATGAGTGCCTAGCTTATGGATTTATCTTTACTAGAGATAGTAGATGTTTTTGTTATCCACAAACTACTACAGATAGGCCATCTTTAAATAGTAATGTAAGTGAAACTGCAGGTACTAGAAATGAATACTATACGCCAAGTAGCCAGCTATCATTTGTAGGGCTAGATAATATAGTTAGGAATGATTGTAATAATGATTTAATAGTAGGTAATCATAATGATTTAGGTAGAGGTACTAGTAATGCTATAATTTTTGGTAGTAAATCCTACTCCTCAGCTGATAACTCTATAGTGCAGGGAGGTAATGAGCCTAGAGGTTATGGCCAGCCTTATACTAATACTCAGAGTATCCAAAATACTAAGCTAATGTATGGAGGTACTACTACTAATGATACCTCTGCTCCTATTTACCTTAATACTATAGTAGATAAGTTTTTTAATATACCTATAAATACTGCTATGAGTTTTAACGCTGATATATTAGCGGTAAGAGTAGGAGGTACTGGAGCAGGAGCGCTAGGAGATTATGCTAGTTGGATAGAGAGAGGAGTTATAATTAATAAAAATGGAGTAATATCAGTAAGTACTACTAATACTCCTATAGTATCTAGTGGTACTACTACTGGATGGCTACCTAGCTCAGCCTTACCTACTAACTCTGAGTTAATTGTAAATGGAAATTTTTTAACGGCTACTAGTCTTAATGGTTGGAGTGTATCATCTGCAGGAGGTTTTTCTTTAAGTAAAGGATTGAATTTAAATAGTAGACAAATAAATGTACCAGGGAGAGATACAGTTTATTCAGCCTGCTCACAAACTGCAAATATTTTTGAAATAGGTAAAACCTACAAATTAGTAATTGAGGGATTAAACATTACAAGCGGCTCAATAGAGTTAAAATTTGGGCGCTCACATAATACTAATCCACCAAGGCCTAATTTAACTAAATCCAATAATGGAACTTATGAAGATACTTTTATAGCCCTTAATCAGAATGATGGTTTTACTATAAATAGTAAAGGTAATACAGTTGCTTCTTTAAGCAGTATATCTATAAAAGAAGTTTTAGCTGCTCCTACTGGTACTAACTATAATATCAATGTAGTAGGCGCTAAGGATACTACTATAAACTGGGCTAGTACTATAGATTTTACAGAGATTTATACTAATGTAGATTTAAACCCTAAAAAATGATAGAAGATTTTAAAAGATTAAAAAATAAAATAATGATAAATTTACAATATGTAAATTTAGTGGTAAAATCCTTAGAAACTATTAAGGATAATAGATTAACTAGTAATAAATTAAAAAGAAAATCATGGCTGAAAAAGTTATATTAGAGGTAGAGGTAAAAAGCTCTGGCGCTGCTAAGGATATAAAAAAAGTAGGAGATGGAGCTAAGGCTAGCGCTAAAGAAACTACTCTATTAAGTGGAGCTATGGCTACCTTTAGGAGCGGTATGATAGCAGCAAAAGCTACCAGTAAAATACTATTCGGCTCTATAAAAGCAGGATTAATTAGTACTGGTATTGGTGCTTTTGTAGTTATAGTAGGCTCTTTAATTACTTACCTTACTAATACTAAGGCAGGAGCAGAAAAACTAGAGCAAGTAATGGCTGGAGTAGGTGCTGCTATAGCAGTTATAACTGATAGAATAAGCCAGATAGGAGGAGCTATTGCTAAAGTATTCTCTGGAGATTTTGCAGGCGCTGCTAATGATGTAAAAGGTGCTTTATCTGGTATAGCTGATGAGATAGTAGCAGAGGCTAGCGCTGCTATTAGCCTTAAAGAGGCCTTTAATCAGCTAACAGATGCTCAGAGAGAGCTAGGAGTAAAAACTGCAGAGAATAAGGCGCAAATAGAGGGCTTTAAAATAATAGCAGAGGATATAACTAAATCAGATAAAGAGCGTACAGAGGCTGCAGTTACGGCCTTTAACCAGGAAAAAGCGTTAATGAATGAGCGTATAGCTTTAGCTGAGGAGGCGCTGAGAATTAAGAGAGAGGAGAACGCTTTAGGAGAGAGTATGGCTGAGGATTTAGATGCTGAGGCTGAGCTAAGGATTAATCTAGCAGCTATCCAGGAGGAGAGTACTGCTAAGCAGATAGGCTTACAAAATTTTATAAATGGTATAAAACAAGCTACTAGAGATAAAGAGAGAGCTAATGCAGATGCTAGATTAGCAGAGATAGAGGAGGAGAAAAATGCTAGGATAGCTGCAGAGCAGGCGGTAGCTAATGCTACTGCAGATATGAATAAGGATACTCAGGATTTACTGACTGAAATGTATTATACTACTTTAGAGAGTGCTGAGGAGGTAGAGATATTAAAATTAGAGGCTGCTAGAGTTGCTGCAGATAAAATAATAGATGAGAGTGAGGCTACAGATGCTGCTAAATTTGCTCAATCTAAAGCTAATTTTACTCAGTATAATATTGATTTAAAGGCTATAGGGGATAAGTATGATGATTTAGAGGATGATGCAGAGCAGGCTAGCGCTGATAAATTATTAGAGCTAAGCCAGGGATTAACTTTAGCGCTGGAGGAGGATTTGAATGTTAGAGCTATCCAGCAAATAGAATTAGATAGGAGAGTAGAGTTAGCTAGTGTAGAGGGTATGGCTAATGAAACTGGATTAAAAGCAGCTATTAATCTTAAATATAACCAAAAGGTTACTGCTCAAAATAAAGCTACATCTGATGCAAACAGAAAATTTGAGGCTGCAGATTTGGCTGCTATTGGCGGTATGTTCGGCTCAGCTGCATCTATGCAAACAGAGGGTACTGAGGGCTGGAAAAAAAATAAGGAGGCTGAGGCTAGGATAGGCTCTGTAATGGGCGCTATGAGTGCCTATAATAGTTTAGCTACCATCCCTATAGTTGGAGTACCTTTAGGTATTGTAGCTGCAGGATTAGCTTTAGCTCAGGGACAAAAGCAAGTAGATGAGATTAGAAATACAGAGATACCTAAAATGGCTAGAGGAGGAGTAGTAGGAGGCTATGGTAATGGTACTAGTGATAGCGTAAATGCTAAGCTATCCAGAGGAGAGGTAGTAATTAATGCTAAATCTGCTAAGATGTTTAGAGGCGCTCTAAGTAATATGAATGTAGCAGGAGGAGGAGTAGGATTTGCTAGAGGAGGAGCTACTAGCGCTGAAACTAATGATATGAGTAGTAGCCTTAATGATTTTCAAAATGAGCCATTAAAGGCTTTCGTAATTACTGATGATTTAACTACAAGCCAGGATAAATTAGCTATGATTAGGAGGAGGAGCAGACTATAATAAGCTAACTTATATTTATAATAAAAGTAAAAAATGGATATAGTAGAGTTAATTATAGATGAGCAGCATAGTAGCCTGGCTATTGATGCGGTTAGCCTGGTAGAGTTTCCTGCAATAGAAAGTGAGTGGATTTTTTTAAGTAAAGAAACTAAAAATAATTTATCTTTAGCTAAAGTAGATGAGCATAAGCGCCTTATAGTAGGAGCGGCTCTAATACCTAATAAGCAGATATATAGGAGGGATGAGAATGGTAAGGAATTTTATGTATTTTTTAGTGAGGCTACAGTTAAAAGAGCCTCAGAATTATACTTAATGAATAATAACCAGAGTAGCGCTACTTTAGAGCATAC